TTCTCATATTAACCTATTTTATTATAACCGTTTCTATCTCCAGATCCCCAAGAAGCAAATCCTATAATCTCCTTAGAAGCTCCCTCACTCGCAATAGCCATCATTATATCAATTAAAGCATTGTCTGTAGGTATATTTGTCGTTATGTCATTATCAAGCACTGATGTTGAATTTCCAGCAACAAACAATTTGAAATTTACAGAAGTTAAAGCTGTGTTTACTTCTATTAATGCCTTATATGTTGTGTTTAACGCTAATGTGTAAGTTGTTGCGTGTGTCGTTGTATTAGGAGTTGATACACAACTGCAACTAAAAGTCAAGTTACTAATATCAAACCAAACTCCGTATGGTGGTGTAGATGGTAAATATGTTGGTCTCATTAATCCAAATCTTGCTGACCTAGTTGTGCAAGCAACACTTGGAATATGGAATATGTATTCCCTCATTAAATTTGGATACAATGCCTTATCACCGCTAAAGTTAGTCCTAGCTCCTGAATTTGCATTAGAAGCGTGTGACTTAATCATCGCTAAGTGCGTGTATTTTGACCCAGTACCCAAGCTAACTTCGTCTAATGAACCACCTGAAATCGCTGTTCCTGATAATGTACTTATTGAATTAAATACTGTTTTAATCCAAAATGAGCCGTCGGGTAATAATGGCGAGTTTACACCATTAACTCTATATTCCGTATTAAACTTATACGCTGTATATGTTTGACCTGCATTAAGAGAGGTTATTACCGCTCCATTTTCGTCTCTGACATAAATAGGCGGTAATGAGTCTATTTGGAAAGCTAGATTAGAACCTAAACTCGATACAGTTGCTATTCTAAACATGATTGTCGCAGGGAAATCTAAATGATAATCAGAACCATTTAGTTCATACACACTAGTACCCTCGTATAGAGAACTTCCTACGTGTGTAAAGTCTGTAATAAATAGAGACTTAAGTACTATTTTATCGAGAATTTTTATTCCACCAACATCTGTTACTGCTCTGTCATTCAATAACTGTTTAGTTGTATAATCACTTCCATATTTCAAACCTACTAGATTAGTATCTGTAACTATTATACCATTGTCATTTTCTCCACTTTCTGCATATATTTCTTTAACAAAATTATCTTTTTGTGTATTTAAATATAACTCATCTTTACTTGCTATAAGGTAGTAACCATCATTTGTTACATAATCTTGATGATGTATATTAATCTCTTCACCAATTTTATATGTATAACTACGAACACCTGTTACTTCACCGTTCATTTCTAGACCGTCTTCTCCCCAGTTAAAGTAATGATAAACCCCAGTTTCTTGGATTCCCCATAATACTTTTTCTTTTAATTTTACAATGAAATTTTTAATTCTTGCACCAGTAGCCCCAATATTAGTGGATTTACCTATTGCGAAATCAAAAGTTCCCGTAGCATCTCCAAGTATTGTAGTGTTTTCTATAAGCGGTTGCGAACCACCTAATTTTATGTTTGTCCCAGTTTTTGTAATACCGTTAGATGCTGAATCTATTTTATTATCTAGTTCTGTATCTACATATTCAGTAATGTATACAGAAACATCGTCTACATATTTCTTTTGTGCATAATGTTCATCTGCTGTAGGTTCGTAGTATGCATCAGATTTTAATGGAATACCTAAATCTGAACCGTGAGATTGTACACCATTTCTATTTTCAAATCTTGTCTCTTCACCACCTACAGTACTAGATACAGATTCTAAGCCTCCATCTCCAATATTAGTAATTCCTCTAGTCCCTTCAAATTTGATATTTGCTCCAGCTTCTATTTCTACTATTCTCTCCGTAGATGCTGGAATCACTCCATCTGAATTGAAAATATTAGTGTCTGTACTTCCTGCTGGTGGTACTAACACTCTATAAAAATCACCATCTTTAATAAAATGATATGCTACATCCACTGTTAAAGTAGTATTTGTAAAAGGTTCTCCAGTATAACCGTTCAAAAGTGGATAAGCTGTACCACCTGCAAATGATAAAGTAGGTTGTGATACCGCTGTTATTAATGCCGTGTTTAATTTTGCAACAAAAGAAGTTTGATTTACACCTAAAGGAATTGAATATGCTATACCATTTGTTCCACTTGTTGTATAAGTAATAAAGTTAGCTTCTGCTATTGGTGGATTTACAAAATAAATTCTTCCACTTGATTTTCCAACTAACCATTTAACATTTGGTTCTATTTGCTCATGAAATATTGACGTTGTTTGTGAGTTATGAAATTTTTGTATACTTATACTAAATGATTCATTAATATTCATGTAAGGTGCTGTTGTAGTTGGATAAGAACCTGTCCATTCTGTGAAATCAAATACAACATAAAACAAATATGGCAAATCCTCATTTGTTGTTACTCCACTTATAGTGACATTATATTTTTCTGGTATACCTGAATCTTGTTCTAAATTATAAGTAGGTATCTCAGTTCCTGATTCTGATTTTATTTTAACACAAGAAAAAACCGCAGTTGCAATCTTAGTGATTATCAATAAATCACCTATTTCGGTTGCTGATTGAACTGTTCTAATTGTAACTCCTGAACCTGCAATTAAACTAATACTATCGCAATCACCTGACTTTTTAATCCAAATTGTATCTCCTACTTGAAGCGATGTTGTGTTTATTGTAAAATCATGTGTTCCTGTTGCTTTTGTGGAATTAAAGAATATTTGCCCTTGTGATGCTGTTATTGTTGTATTTGCATCAATATCAAATATTTCTTTTTTGTGTAAATCTTTTACGTTGGTCTTTTTGTTTGCTTCTGGTGTTAAAGGTGTCGCTTCGCTATCTAAGATTGTTACCTTATCTAACCTTTTTATTTGCTCCTTATCATCGTATAAGCTTCTAAATCTATCTGCCATAATTTCTAATATTGATAATCTATAATTTTTGTACCATCTTCACCTAGTGCAAAGTCTCCATCTTCATTTAACACATACACATAATTAAATCCATATTTAATAGATAAATTGGATAGGTATTGCCATACACCAGCTTCTAATACTGTATTTGCTCTCCAAATGCTATTTGTTAGTGTTGAGCTAACTAATGTCTTATCCAACAAAATAGCACTTTCACGTGGGCTACCTAATTTAATCGCTTCCATGTAAACATCATATTCCGCTGTGCTTATATTTTCATCTAAATCAAATCTTACCTCTACATAACCATCCGATAAGGGTAAAGAAACCTCTACTCCATCTTTATTTTTGTATGTAGTTGTACACGTAATTATCACTTTTCTATAGTTTAATTTTTTTAATTAATCAAATATATTATAAATTTTCTTCAAAATCTACTATTTCTAGGTCTGGTGTTAAAATTCTATAATCTGTATATTTTATTACACCTAGATATTCCGTCTTTAATTCTAATCTTAATGCTATAGCAACCTTTAGTCCTTTTGATTGTTGATAAAATAAACTTTCATTAAATCCTTTGTTTTCTTCTGTATTATCGTAAATTATAGGGTCTAAGCCTTCAACTTTTCGCTCTTTTGCAAACGGTACTCTGTATGGATAAATTAATGTAAATGTATCTGTTTCTGTCTTTGTTAAGTGTCCGTTTAAACCTGATTTATAAGGCGTTGGTATTTCGTAATCTGCTAGTTGTACTAAATCAATATAATCTATACCAGTTGTATCAATATTTTCGGTTGTTACAACAGAAGCAAATATATTTGTCAGAGGTGGATAACCCGATAATGTTTCTAATTTCATTGAATTTAAAAATACAGTTACATCTATATCAAATTTATACTTTAAGTAAATTAATTCTCCTGAAATTAAATCCATAGAAGTATAGCCATCTTGAGTATATGGGTTCATATTTCGAGGATAAATTTCTACGCTTTCATTTGTAATCAAATCTAATACGTCAGAATCTTCTAAGTATTGACCTGATTTAACAATTAGTTGTACTTTATCTGTTGTTTCATTTGTTAAAGATTCGTCTTGAACTAAGACTGAGATGAAATAATCTTTACCATCTAGATTTAATATATTTGTAGTTATATCTGTTTCTACACTTATAACATTATCTGTTATATTTGTAATAGATGCATTTGTAAATACACCATCTACATTTGGAGTTAAACCAGTTAAATAAACTTGAGATAATGAAAATATAGTACTAAAATCTAAAGTGCTAAACTCATATTCACCTGATTCTAACATTGTAAAGTGAGTTAGTACTATCTTAGGTGTTGTAATAAAAGATTCTGCTGTTGATTCAATGTTAAATGTCAATTTAACTGTTTCACCTGCAATTACATTTGTGATTTCTTCATCATTTGCTACCCTTGTAATTATTACATCTTGAATTGAATATTTACTTGTTCTACCGTTCAGACTTTCGTTAAAAAAACCAATATTTCCTTTTGAAATGTATTCTACAATTTTAGAAGTTTCTGGATTTGTTCCAATTGTTCTAAATTCTAATTTTGCATTATAATTCAAAGTGCTTTCTCCTACATATTGAGTAGGTGGAATTAGATTTAAGTAATTCTGAATATCTGCATCTGAATAATCTTGTACTAAAAAAATATGTTCAATCTCATAATTTTGTGCCGAATATTCAGAGCCTGCATTTGGCATAGGTATTTGAGTATTAGAAACAAATCTAGCTCTTAAACTACCATAATTAGAATTTATTGCAGTAGCTTCACCATCTTTAAAGGTTGTATCTCTAGTGCTTCCAAGACCTATATCATCTACTAAAAAGGACAAATTTTGTCCATCTAGTTTTGAGATATAACTTGTATCTGAATCTGTTGATGCCACTAGTCCGTGACTATATTTTAAAAATGTTAAAGGTGTTTCAATTATTAATTTGTCTGTTCCCTCGTATGTCGCTGGTATTGTTACCCCATCATTTGTGATTATTGTAAAATAGATAATCTCATCACTTACCGAAGTTACATCAACTAATAAACTATCTCCGCCTGTTACCAAATATACACGCATTATATCGCCTACATTCACATCATTTGTAAAAGTTGCATTAGGCATATACAAGGAAGTAGAATTTAAATAGAAATCTTCTAAATCTAATATTGTAAATATCTCGATATTCAAGATAACTTTTACTTTCTCAAATATTGACGCTGTGATATTTTTGGTAAAATCAGATGTTAGTAAGCTAAAATCCTCACCATTTTTAGCTCCAAACCACTTTGAACTTGTTACATTAATATACTTAGACATGGAAATCTTTTAAGAGTTCTTTCAATAATTCTTTATTTTGTGACATAATTAAAGACCCATCTATTATTTTTTGAATCTCTACTTTAGCAATTTTCTTATCTGCATCGCTTAAGGATTTAACTTGTGTTCTAAACTCTTTTTTGATGTTTTGCAATTGCTTTTCTATATCAGTTATTTTATTTGAATGTTGGTTCATGGAACGTTTCAATTAAATTTGTAACTCTATTTTTGTCTTCTACTTCAAAACTCATTATTGCATTGTCGTAAGATTTATCCCATTTAACGGAAGTTATTTCTGCTATTTCTCCAGCTCTTGTATATGCAACATTTGAATTAATGTTTAAAGATAATGAATCTAAATTATATAATTCTGTAACATCCGTATAAACTCTTTTTTTTGCTCGTGGATTACGAACATGAGATTTTACCCAATGGTATTTCTCCTCATCTGCCTTTGCACTCAATTTTTCTCTATGATTTGCTGGGATTTTTCCATTTTTCATATAAAACAATTTCGCATTTGTTAAATTGTCACTAGAAATTTTTGCAATTCCTATCCTTGATTTAAGCTTTAAGTTTTGATTAGACCCACCAAATGCTTTTACAACACTGTTAACTATAGAAGTGAAACTTTCCCACGCTAACTCTAAATCGTTTAATGTGTCTTTTCGGTTCAATAATGAAACACCGTAATTAATTTGCTCATAACCTTTAATAGTAGATTTCTTTGGGTCTGCTATATTTGCTCTAATTTTGTATTCAGTTCCTTGAAAATTTTCTGATGTCCATTCGTCCGTTGGGTCTATGCTATAAAGTATTTCCCTTGTTCCTACCATTTCATCTATATTTTCGGTATAGTTTCCAGTTATGAAATCACCTAATATATAATTGTTTGAATTTGCTTTATAGAATAAATCTGAATAGTATCTAGTAATGTAAACAGTTTTGTTTCTTACAAATATACGGGCTGAATATTTTTTCATTATGAAATTAATTGCATTTAAACCACTACCACATACATCAGAAGAACGGGGATAGTTTTCTTTTGAATTTACGTTTCCACTTTGCCAAAAATAATTGTCGTTCATATCATCAATATCTGTTATAAATTTATATCCAATGTATTCAAATGATGCTCTCGCTATTTCGTATAAACTTAAAGTCTTTTTAGTTCGTACTTTTGGAAAGAATAATTCACGTGCTTGTTTTGCATAATTAACAAGTTGAACAACAGTAGTAGCAACAAATACCGCTTGTGAAACTATTTCTAAAACTAATGCTAAAGTAGTTCCGAAAGATAAACCAGATGCGTTTCCTGCCGCTTCCGTAGGTCTGACTACTGTTAATCTGTATATTTCTTTTAATTGCGAATACAAAATATAAGAATACATCAAGCTTGAAAATGTTAGTTGTAACACTTCACTATTTACATTTACTTTTTCGATTGTAAAATCTACACTTGAATACCTAAATTTATCATTTAATAGAGACATTTCTAAAGCTGATAGCTTCTCTGATATTGCATCTGTTGAATCAATTACAACGGGTTTAGCTTCAATTTCATCAATATCTAATCTAAAATTAAAATCTGTTAAGTATGAATCAAAAACTTTATAATTATCAAATTCATAGCTTAAAGGGATTTCTTGGTAACGTCCATATTTTTCTAAAGCATTTTGCAAAGCCCCTAAGCCGTCATTTGAAAATGATAGTTTGTCAAAATCTAACATTGGCTGAGATTCTGCAAGTGTTCCCTTTGTAAACATCAACTCTATTGTTAACGCTTCCGAATCAATAGGCGGTGTTATGCTTTTATTGTCTAATTTCCAAACTTCCATATTATTTTTTAATTAGATATTCGTTGATTCTGTTTCCTTTTCGTTGCTGTAGCTTAATCATTTTCTTAGTTAAATCTAAGGCAATAGATACTTGATTGCTGTTATTTATTTCAGTTCTAATTCCTTGCATTTCTTTAACAAGTTCACTATTATCTGTATTTACAGAGATTTGATTTATGCTTGATTTGTTTGATTTTTTATCTATTAAATCTCCGTCTTTGAATTTTGTAAATACATCTGCAACCTCGAATCTTGAAGGTCTACCCATTTCATCAACAAGTTTCTTTTGCAATATCATTTCCCCGTTATGAGCTATAATAGGACGACCCCCATCTTTATCTAAAGGACTATCAACTTCACCTAATCTATCTGTACCGCTTTTGAATGAACCTAAAGCTTTCAATCCTGTAATTAATACACCTATATCCGCAAGTGTTCGACCTGTTGCGTTTGGCTGTCCTGCATTTGCCTTATATGAGTTAAGACCTGCTAATATTACTTCAATTGTTTGTTGCTTCTTTAATTCTTTTTGAAGTTCCTCTCTTTTCTCTCTTTCAATCTGTCTTTGTTTTTCTAAAGAATCCGCTGCGATTTGGGACACTTGAGAATTAGAACTATTAGTAAGTGCTAATAACTCATCATTTCGATTTTTTGCTTGGTCAATTTCTTTGTTTAATTCATCTTGTCTTTTTTCAGAGTTTTTCTTCCAAGCGTTTAAAATAGCTTCCGATGCTTCTATTGATTTTTCACGTATTTGTTTTAGTGCTTCCTTGTCTTTCTCTGTATTTTTATCACGTATTTCTTCGTCTTTTTCTGCTCTTTTGTCTTTTTCTGCATTTATTAAATCCGTTAATTGGATTTCTAAATCTAAAGTTGAATAACCATATTCTTTATTTATTCTAATTATATCTTCAAGCCTTTGTTTTTCGTTTTCAAATAAGAATTTGTCTAACTCTTCTTTTGATTGAATTGTTTGCTTTCCATATAACTCAGTTGTTTTTGCTATTTCCTCAGCATTTGAAATTTCTGCATTAAACGCTTCATCTCTTTCTTTAGCTTCTCTTTCTGCTCTTTCTAAATCTGTTTCACCTTTTATTTCAGCTTTCTTTTTCCCTAACTCTATTAATCTATCTAGTTCAATTTGTGCTAAATCAATTCTTTCTGTATATCCTGCAATTTCAGATTCATTAGCTCTTTTTTTAGCTGTTTGTAAATCTGAAATTAATTTTTCTTGTTTTTCAATTGCTCCAGTTAATTCTCTTTCTGCTTTTATTTTTTCTTTTGTTTTCTCATTAGTGTTACTATTTACAATTTCATCATTTTTATTTTTACTGCTTTCGCTTTCTTTTTTAATAGTTTCTGTTAGTATTTTGTTGTATGCATCTAATTCGCCTTTATTTTCTAAGATTAATACATTTAATCGTTTTCTATCTGCTATTAACGCCGTAATTTCTTTAGTTCTGTCTTTACTATCAGCACCGCCAACATTAAATATAGATTCCTCTTGTTGTTCTTTTCTTAGCTCTGCTTCTTTCTTAATGTTATCAGCTAAGTCTTTTTGTGATTTCAAATAAAATGCTTTTTGTGAATTGGTTTGATTTGAAATATATTGCAATTTTCTTTTATATATTTCTTCCTCTGTTTTTTTAGCACCTATCATTTTTTGTTCCATATCGCTAATTTGTTTGGAAACTGATTTATAATATCTTGACTCTGCTTCTTTTGTTACACGCTTATTAAATGTTTCTTGTGTTTCATTTAATCTTATTAGTGCATCAATTGTACCAGTAAATCCTTGTATAAATGCTCTTGATATTTTAGTAATTACGCCCCCACCACTATCTAAGCTCAATATAAATCCTTCCCAAGATGATTTAGCCTTATTTATATCTCCTTGTAAATTGTCAGATAATGTATCTGCAAGTTCTTTTAATGCTTGTTCTTGATTAGATACTGCTTCTGTTAATTCATCAAATTTATGCCTATTGTCCGATAATATAACGGCTGTATCTTTTGATGTAGCTCCAAATAATTCAAATGCTGTTTTGTTTTTATTTGATGATTTACTTATTTTTTCAAGTGCATCATCTAAGGTTAATCCTTTTACACTTAAATCTTTAAATATATCTCTTAGTGCTACACCAGCAGTAGATGCAGGTAAAGCATTATCCGCTAAGATACCTAGATATGCTGATAATCTTTCTACTGAAACCCCTGCTAACCTTGCTCCTGTCATTGCATAAGGCATTGAGTCAGCTAAATATCTAAAACTAGTTGCTGATTTATTTGTTGATGCTGCTAATGTTGCAACTACTGATTCCGTTTGAGAAACATCAAGCCCCATTGCTTTTATGGTTTTTGAAACTAATTCAGCAGTATCTGGTACTGATGCCCCCATAGCTACTGAGCCTTTTAATATACCGCCTAGTGACTTCTCAATATCACTTGCAGTAAATCCTAGTTTTGCTAGTTCTGTGGCTGCTTCACTTACTTCTGTAGCTGTAAATTTTGTACTTCTACCTAAATCTAAAATAGTATCTTTTAATGATACCATTTCCTTTTCTGATGCCCCTATAATTGCTTGAAGCTTATCAATACCAAATTCAAAATCTTTTATTGTCGTGAAAGCTTCTTTTAACCCTTGTGCTAATAATGATACACCGCCAATTAAACCAAGTCCACCAATTAAATTTTTACTCAATCCTAAAAATGATTTCCCAAGATTTTCAGTTGCGAGTGTGTAACGTCCTACGTCAGGTCTTCCGTCTCTCGCTCTTTTATTTACTCGTGCATAGGCTTGGTCTAAGTTATCAAACTTTCTTTGTAATACTTCTACTTTTTTAGATGTCTCCCCATATTGAATTATCCCATTTTTTAATTCAATCTGTGCTTGATTTCTTGCCTTTGTTAATTTTTGGAAAAAGTCTAATTCTTTTTTTGTTGAGTTATTAGCTTTCTCTTTAATTCTTGTTTCCTGTTCTGTTAATGCATTTTGTGCCTTTGTAGTCTTTATTTTTTCTTGTGCTAGTTTTTCTTCTTCTTTTAGTGTTTTAATATTTTCCCTTGTTATTGCTTGTTCCTCTGCATTTATTCTTTTAAGGTTTGTTTTGTTTTCAATTATTTGTTTATCAAGTTTTATCCTTGCTTCAATTAATTTATTACTTTCTCTTAATGCATTTGCTAGACTTTCAATATCTTTAGCATTTCCTAAGTCTATTTTAAGTACTTTATTTTTAAGAATATCGGCACTTTGACGAATAGCACCTAAAACCCCATCATATACCTTTAGTAAATCCTCAGCGTTCTTTTTTGCTTGGATTAAACCATCTGATAATTCTTTAGTTGTTATTCTTTTCATTGTTCGTTATTAGTTAATATTGTATAAAACTGAACTACAGATATTCTTTTAACATCTATAATAGTGTGCAATGCTTTTGAGACTATTGCAATTTGTTTTTTATTCTCTTTTTCAATATCTTCTTTTTTTAGATTAAGACTTTTATCAATATTATCTAATCTCATTTTTTCTAACCTATCGTTAAATATCTCGATTTGATTTAATAGAAATCTATCCCCTGTTTCTAAGAATTTGATATTTAGTTTTGTAATCTTTAACATCAATTCAAGCTCATTCTTATATTTTTTCTGTTGTCCAAATTCCTTAAAAAACTCCGTGATTAAATCAAAATACAAAGATTTTAAATAAATAGCATCGTTTTCATTTAAAGGTTTATTATGATACTTTTTGTTTTGGAAAAGATATCTTAAGTCTTCTTCGCTTCGTAATTTAAACCAAAAATAAATTGGTATATCGTGAATGCTATTGTAAGTCGTTTTGAATATTCTCGAATATTTTATCTTCAATAATATCCAAAGCCTTTGTATAATTTCTGTCATTTAATCCCTCTAAGTTTTTACCGTATCGAATTTCTAAAGATTTACCATCTTTTATGGGGTCTGAATTAATATCAAAATCACCGTTTGCTGTTGAATCAACTGTAAAGGAATCCCAATATTCCCCAGTATCTTTTAAGTTTACTTTATCTTTTGATACTCCTTTAATTATTTGAGTGTTTAAAGAGTACTCCCCACCTATATCGGCTAGTTTAGTTCCTGTTGAATCTTCGTATTTACCTAGTTGTTGCGTTGTGTTTAAATCAACAATCTCAGCTTCTACTTTCCCCGAATCAATAGCTTTTCTTAGCATCTTTTTTACAGAAGCTTTTTTAAAGTATTCGCAAACAGAAATTAAATCAGCACTCATATTTTTTATAAAAAAAGCCTAAGTTTTTTAATTGTCTCAGGCTTTTTAATTTGTTTAGTCTTTATTGATTTTAACTTTTACTTTTTCGATTTTCTCAATCACTTCATCTTTTTTTATTTCAGCAAACTTCTCTTTTAATAGTTGTTCACTTGCCGAATCTTTGAAAGATTCTATAAATTCGGATTCTGTCTTTGTTGACCAATAGTCAGCATTGACACCTAATCGCTTAGTGATTTTCATTATGGTTTCGTTAATGTTACTCTATCCGCTACAAATCCTAAATCTGATACGTTGGTACGTTCTTTGACCATGTACACATTTACAGAAGTTGCTGCATCGGCTGCTATAGTGATTTTATATTCGCCATCTGCGATTTCCTCTACAGAAGATACGGTAATTGCTGTTTCCGCTGTATTGTTTACTTTTACTTCCCAATCTGCATCGTCCGTAGCACCTTTGAAAGGGTAAGGAGAAACAAAGTCACCACCTCTCACACTCTTAGCATCTACATACAAGATAGTGTTTGTATTCGTTCCTGTTCCTTGTGTTAGGTCTACTTCGATTAAAGAAAGTGCATTTCTTAAGTCAGCACCTAAAGCACTTGCAGGTAAAGTAATCAATAAACCTTCAATAAAGTTTCTTGAAATTTGATACGTTACAGAAGTATATCCGTCTTTACTTGCTGTTGGCTCAAATGATTCAGCATTTAAAGAACCTTTTTGAATTGGTAAAGGATATAAGAATGCTCCATCTTCTGAAACTTGACCTGACAAAGCACCGCTTTCATCAACTCTATAAACAGATATCTCATTGCATCCTGCTTTATTTAAACTTGCAGACCAATTGTAAGGTACATCCCACAATTCATAAGAACGGCTCAACTGTCCGCTTCTTAAGATTTTCATTGTGCCTGTTTGCCCTTCTTGTACCGTTCTATCCGTTCTAGTAGATTCGATTTCCTCTAGTTTACCTGGAGTTAAATACCATCTTTGTGTTGGGTCTGTATTAATAAGATAACCATTTAAAGTTGATGCTGATATCACACCGTTTACCAAAGCAGATTTTGGAATCGCATTTCTTGTTCCATCTGATTTGTAAGTCTGTACGAAAATGTCTTTATAACCTAAAGCAGGATTTTTGAAACAGCTAGGAACTCCAAGGTTACCTATACCGCCTTCACATTCGCAATTGAAATTTGTTGTTGCCATAATTTTTTATTTTGTTGTTTAATTTTTTGTTTAACAATTTGTACACTCTACAGACCATTTTCTAATAGGTATAGAGATGTCTAATTCAACACCTGATAAGTCTTCGTCCAATATCTTTTTCTTTCCATCTGCTTTTCCAAATCTGATTCGGTTAGTGATAGTGAAATCATTAATTTTACCTGATATTCTAAACTCTAACTCCTTTATAAACGCTTCACATAAGTTAGCCATAGGCTCAATACAGTGCTTTCGGTGTTCGTCTTCTGTCCAACTTACATCTAATGAAGCATTAAGAAAGAATAAACGAACTCTTGAAGTTCCAACGGTTTGCGACCTAGTATCACGTGAATAATCAGTAGGAAAGTTTTCTAACAACCATATAAAAGGATGTCTTTCCAAATCTGTTTTTCTTGAAACAATCTCGTTGTTTGCTCCTTGTGGTGTTTCAGGAATAAACAAAGGATTTCTAAGATTAAAAGAACTTGAAATAATTGGCGTTCCTTGTAATGTTATTGATTCGTTATTTACTATTGCTAGAATTGTATAGCCTTCGATTGTTGAATTAATATCCAAATATTGAGTGTTACAAGTATAAATTTTAAAACTGTTTTCTGATAATGTTTCGACACGACTTGGAACAATTGTAATTTCCATGTTAGAAATCATATTCCTTAATAGTTTCACTATGTCGTATTTTACTATCATATTAAATTAAACCTGCTTTAGCTTTATATAATCCTTTAAATTCAGGGTATACATCTTGTTTCAATAATATGTAATGTTGAATCGCTTGGTATGTTTCAATTCCACGATTATAACCACGTATTAATTGAGTTGATGACACGTTAACCGAATTTTCAGAATCTACTTGCTTCTCTCCTACCATCGTCAAACGTCTTGTGTATCTTCTGCCGTGATTAAAATAAATAAATGCTTTTAACATGAATTTTATTCCTTCTGATTTGTAAATACAAAAGCTTTCATTTTCAATTCTTAACTTATTATAGATAGTTTGAAATCGTGTTGTTTGTGGTGTGTTATTTGAATCTAAATCTGCAATCAAAAGACCTGCAAGCTCTGAGCCTAACAAATCTTGAATAAAAGACTCTTCCAAGTCACTAATATCATATACTAAATCCGCTTGATTTAATTTGTTAATAGGCAATTGGAAATCACCTTTAAAATCTGTTACTAATGTTATTGGAAGAGCCATTTTATTAATATAAGGCTAGTTTTTTTAATCCTAGCCCTTTTGTTTATTTTTTAGATTTCTTAGATTTTGTTTCAATTTCAGATTCTACTTTATCATCTGAATAAGTTGCTACTTTATCTATATTTACTAAATGAGAAGCTAACATATTATCACATTTGAATAAGTCTCCTTTTACTTTATTAGCAAAATCCTCTGTAAATTCAACCGTTTTCATAATTAAGATGCTAAAGTAGTAAGAGCGGCAGAAATAGAAGTTACTTCTAACCAACCAGTTCTATCTACGTTTCTAATCAATAAATTCAAACGTTTACGTGCTTTAATTGACATCATATCATTTTCAAAATCACCAGTCGCTTTTCCTGTTTCCACAACCATGCCCGGTATTTCGTAAATTGCTCCATAACGTGAATCACCAACCGCCATTGTGTTAGCTGTAAAAGCATTACACTCAATTACTGTAATACCATCAACTACTTGACCATTTTGATTAAAGAATGGTGGTAAAATGTAGTTGTTGTTTGTATCTTTTTTCAACTTCATTTTATTGATGTCTGAAATGTTCATCAAAGCTACATTTGGAGAATATTTAGATCCGTAAGATACCGTTATTGTTTCTCTTACTTTTACCAATAAATCATAAATAGATGCATCTGTAATACCTGCCGCTACTGCTGTGTAATTTGGTATTTGAGCTTTTAAACCTGTAATATTAGGGGCTGTTCCATTTCCAGTAACTAAATCAGTATCTATTTTAATCGCTACGTTAGTCTCTAAGAAGTTTTGTAATTCTGATGCAAATAATGCAGCATCATACATTAGCTCTTCTGACGCTGGAATAATGTCACCAACTTTTTGTAAGGTTAATGTTCCTGTTGTCCATTTTGCAGTTGATTCTGGGAATGTTCCACCTTCTGCAATTGCAGCAGCTGCTCTTACTACCGTGTCAGCATCCCAATCCACATATCTTACTACTCCGTTTGCATTTTCTGGAACAGGTACTTTTCTGAATATATCATACACTGTTAGTTTTCTGTGTGCCATTTGACCAACATCAGTCAAATCTAATGCGTTTGGATTTCCAACAACCGAAGCTCTTAAAGTATCTGCTTTAATTGTAAATTCATAGTCACGACCTTTTTTTGTAGATGCTTCTAATCCTTCTTTGTGTGTGCTTAACTCATTTGCTAATTTTGATTGAAAATCTAATGTATTATCAATAGTTTGATTTTTCAAATTACCCATTTCTTTTCCTTGCTCAACTAATTTTGAAGTCATTTCTTCATTCAATTTTTTAATTTCTGCTTTGAAGTTTTCTTGTGCATCTTCAAGCTCTTTTTTGCTAATTGAATCTCCTTTAATAGCTTCTAATTTTTCGTCAAGTGCTTTTTGAGCTAAATCCATCTTTGTTTTAATTTCTAATGCTGCCGCTTCACCTACTTTAGCTACTAAGGCGTCAAATTCTTTTTGTTCCATTTGTTTTTAATTTTTTAAATGTTTATGATAATTTTTTTACTTGCAATCATTTCTGATACGCTTCTTTTTTGAGTGACTTCTGTCGGCTCTTCTTTTTGAGTGTTTTCCAACGGCTCAATATTTTTAGTTTCTTCTATTTCTTCTATAGTTGGTGATACTTCATTTGCTCCCCAAAGAACTGCTGAAACTTCATACAACTGAATTTCGGTAACTGCCCAAAAAAAACCATTTTTGATAATTTTGTCTTGATTGATTACATAGCTTGAATATGTAATCCAGTTCTTATAATGTTCTATATCTTTTTCATCATTAATGCATAGTAATATCTTGACATATCTAAGACCAATAGAATGTTGCTTTACTTTCTTATCTCGATATTGAATGTATAGATTTTCGTTTAGTTCTTTTTTAATGTTAGAATCAAATACTAAGCAAGTAGTCGACATATTATAATCGTAACCTAACTCCTTTAAAGTAAAATCTTTTTCGTAAATGTCTTCTAAATACCCAATTCTATTAGTAGTATTAGTTTTATGGTCATGCAAATGATAAATTAAATCTTTGCCTTGTACTCCATTCTCTTGAATAGTTTTAGTTGCACATCCTTTAAAAAGGACATCATCTTGACTATCACACCAATTAAAAGTATTACCGACAATAGATTTTTTAATTGAGCCGTTTTCTTCCTTATCATCTTCTTTAGCTTTTGTAGTGCTTTCAGATTTTTGAATGTTTTCAAATACTGGATAAGTCGAATAATGTTTTTGAGGTTTAAAACATTTTTCAGCAATAAGCCTTTTTTTATTCGTTCTTAAAAAGTCGAATAAGTCGCTTTGATTATTGAAGTCAGATTTATTTATCATCTTTCAATATCATTTTGGATTTAACACCTTTAGCCTTGATAGATTTTATCAAGGCTACTTTGTCCACTTTTGTTTCATCAATGTATTTTTCAACATCACAAAAGCAGTCAGTACAATTATTTGCACATTTACTTTTTCCCATATAAACTGGTAGGTTTCTATCCTACAAAGTTTTAATTATCCAAATATAAATTAATAAATTACAAAAACAAAATAGAATTTTCTAAGATTATTTTTGTAATTCAGATATTTCTTTTATTAGTTCGTGAGTTTTGTTTACAACATCTCTTATAAATTCACTTCTTTCAACAGGTACTATAAGCTCAGTATTCGTGTGTAGTACAAATGTTCTATTCAATTCTTTTAAGTATTCAAGTTTAAACTTAAGTAATTCTAAATCGTAATGTTTTGAATTAGATAATTCAGCTAATTTTTTTTCATTTATATATTTGTCACAATCTAAAAATTTAAAAGCACTATCTTGATTAATTTCACTAGTCTTTATTTCTTTAGAATCAAAGACTTTATTATCTAATACTCTAATTATATTTCCTTGTTCTCTTAAAATATTTAACGCTTCATGTCTATGTTCTTCTATTTGTTTTTCAAACCTTTGTAATTTCCCATCTACTTCTTCTTTAAAAGTCATTAAGTCTTTACTAAACCTTGCAATTACTTCTTTTACTATCTTTGATATTAATTCGTGATTCGTCATGTTTTCTATTTCTTTTTTAACTGAATTAAATTCTTCTTGAATTAAGTTTAAATCATTTTCATTATAAGGTTTGCCGATTGATTCATCAACTAGAAGTTTATAGTTCAAATTTCTATAGTAATAGTCTTGTCCAGAAAATTCAATCCCTTTTTCATTTATAGTATGTATTATTTTATCATTTATTATACCTATTACTCTATCATATTTTTCTCTATCATCATCTTTAATTAAAATACTACCGATTTCTACATCTTCTAATGTCCACTTTGCTTTAAGCTTTTCCATATTCTTAGTTTGTTTTATACATCATTCTACAAGTTACTTTAGCTTCTATGAAATCATTATCTTGAAAGCCAAATGTACAACTTTCTATCTCTTTTAATTTATATCTTCTAATTAAATAATCATTCATTATATAAAGCTGTCTTTCGATTAATTCAGGATTATTTATTTTTGATGTGTTGATTTTAAAATGAAATACTCTTAAATTTTCTTGTGTGTTATATAACATTTTCAGTAGTGTTTGAATTATCAGTACTTACAAAACTATCCATTGTCATTTTGGTAGCTTCCTCTTCATCATATCCCCATTCTAATGTAAGAATATTTACTGCGATTTCCTTAGAAACTACTCCATTTTTTACTTGTGTGTTTAGTTCGATTATAGCAGTTTGAACATTCTTAGCTTTTTCAGTTCTTTCTTTTTGGTCTTGTTGTAAGCAGTCGATTTCTGACGTATCAATAAACACCTCATATCCTAACCATTTATCTAATCCTTTAAAAAGTTTTTTTGCAAGTGGAATTACGCAATCGGAATACGTAGCTTTTTTAGCTTCTCCATAAGTTGCAAATTTATTAGCTTCTGAATCACCTGCTAAAACTGGTGGATAATTTAAAGCTATGCAAATATCTCTAGTTTTAACCTTGTAACCATCCCACAAGGCTAGTTCTTTGATTGTTCGTCCTAGTTGATGTACCTGTACGTTTGCTGTTGTTGTTGCTACCGTGCCAAATTTCTTAGCTCCTGAAATTCGGTTATTAATTGCTTGGTCAAAGGTTTCTAATGAATTTTCTAAAAGCGGTTCTTGTGTATTATTAGATACTAGCAATTCAGAGCCTTTATTCTTTAATAAAGAAGTATCAGCTGTATACATTTCTCTAAGTGCTTCGATTGGCATGATAGCAGCTTGAAGTGGACTTAAACCAAATCTAGTTTTGTTATTTGGATTGTCCATAAACTTAACAAAAAATAAATCTGAATCTGGAATGTTAATCCAAACATCATTTTCGTAATAACGATAAGTGAACACACCCCTATTGTAATATTCTTGTAGATTAATTGTGTCTATTACTTCTATATTTCTACCAAATCCAACTACTTCACGATTCCAATATACGCATGTCCCAGTTGTTAATAAATTGAAATAAGCCTTTTCGGTATTGATTTTAAATTCTCCTGATTTGTAAACTTTACCATTTCTATAAGGTGTATATTTTAGGTTTTCCTGTTTAAAAAGAATTGATTGAACAATACCGAATACTATCGGATTTTGTTCGTAGCCATACAAATATAATGTTTCTAAAGACCTACGATTGAAAGAGTGTGAACCACTTATAATTTGCCAAACATTCCTCGATATTTGCGATTCCATCAAGTCTTGAATAAAAAGTTGTTGAGCGTTTAAAGAAGATGCTCCAAAAAAAGACTTGATTCTAGGTATGATACCGACTTTATTTTCTAAAACTTTATTTTGATTTAAAACTATATTCATAACATATTTTTTTGTAAATATAATGTTTTTTGTTATAAATATTCAAAAATGGTGTAAATAAGAAAAACACTATAGTCTTGTGGTACTATAGTGTCAAGTTATGATAGAAATAATAAATATTTTAATGTGTTAATTCTTCTTCATCTTTATATTCTTCAAAATACATAGTTTCCCTTAAATGTGTTTCTTCTGATTCACATATAATTCTTTCTATTTGAAAGAAGCTAAGCCAATCTTTAAATGATGAATAAGCATAGAAATTACTTGTATCATTATAATAAAATTCAAGTGTAATGTTCATTAATTCATCATCTATAAATTTTGGATTTAATATTTTGAATCCTATTGTATTTTCTATCATGTATTCAAATTTAAACACTTCTGAACCGAAATATTTCTCTACTTCTTTTCTACTTTTAAAGAAATTTTTAAACTTCTCCATATTGTTTATTTTTAATGTTTTTGTTAATTATTTTCGTCAAATGTAAAAGAATCAATTTCTTTAGATTTAAAAATTACGCTGAATTTACAGTAGCTTATTTCTGAATCTGTGAAATGTAGAATATCTTTTAGTGTTTCTATCAATGTAAGTTTGCGTTTTGTTTTAATCTTTATTTCATAATAATATTTTAAACTCTCGTATGAATAAGTTACAAATCCATTTTCATACATTTTAAATTGCATTAAATTATCACTTGATAAACCGTAAAATATAGCTTTATTAACCAAAGCTATCTTCTCTTTTATTCTTTTTTCTAAGTCTTTCATGTTTTTATTTTAAATATTTTCTTTAGTATCGTTTCGCAATTCTTTGTAAAACTCTTCATAAATTCCACGATTAATGTCCTCTAGTGCCTTTATAACATCGAAGGTTTGCTTTTGAGTTTCTTCATCACCACCGATAAAAGTATTCAATCTTTTGTCTACTTCCTTTTTAAAGAACTGAGTACGCTTTTTTAAATCACCACCACTCCAAAACGGTAAATTTTCAAACTCTTCTACTTTTTCGATTACCAACTGCAATTGTGCAAGCAAAAACATAGATTCGGCTATAATTGTATCTTTATTTTTCATTAAACTCTAAAGAAAACATCTTCAATATTACTTAACACGATAGATTTTAATTCCATGAATGTAGTATCATTTTTTGAGTACTCTTTAATTTTTGGTAATACATCTTCCAGCTTTTCAGCATTGAATAAAATACTTTCAGTCCAAGATGTGTCGTCAGCTCCAGTATATTTTAGTTTAGCTAAGAAGTTATAATCACTACTATGTATTAATTCTTTCTCAAATACACTTGTAATAGTTGTTTTAACTAAACTTACTAATTTACCACCACTAAAATAGCTTTGTTCAAACACTTCTAATGCTCTTGTTTCAGCTTCTAAGTAGCTGTCAGCTTCTACTAATATAACGAATTTACTTTTATCCGTTGTTGATTCTTCTGTCGTAATTGTTGCTTTGAAATACATAATTTGTTTTGTTTAATCTTAGTTAGTGAATCCTTTTAATGTTTGCTTAAAGTTCTCTATTTTACCACTTTCATCAATATCCATAATAATATAATCTCCGTAACCATTTTCTTTTGGACACATCATTTTAGGTACATAATCCTGTTCAATTGACAAAACGGTATTTCCTTCTGCATCTTGCAAATAATAACTACCTGCATCGCAAACTTTATAATGTACTTCGGCTTTTACACCTTGTTCCCAATTGGTAATTACTCCGCTATCAATATCAATAATCGGACACCACAATTCACCATCACGACAAGGTATTAAATCGCCTTCGGTATCTTCAACACCATTAACGGTTGCATCTTCGTAATAGCGTACACCTGCTTTTACTACTAAAGTTTTCAATTCAACTTCTTTCTCTATTTTTACTGTTACTTTCATACTTTGTTGTTTTACTTGTTTAATTGTTAGTTTTTATTTTCTTTTATTGAACAAAATAGTTCATTTCCAAATTCGTCATTATATCTGTTAGTGGTAATTAGATAACTTTAGTAACATAGTGTCTTTTTAAGTATTTATCCAACTTAATAAATTTGTCAGGCATGTCTCTTTCAGTTACTATCGTTCCTAGTATTCCATCCCTTTCTACTATTCTACATTTTGCCTTCCACTTCTTAGATACGTATTCAAATACATCACCTTTTTTTAACTCAATTCCATTTGAATCAAATACTTGTATATTTTTCATGATTACTTTAAATTTTTATAATGATTTAAAATAGTTTAGTAATGTTGTAAATGATTCTTTGAATCTTGTTAATTTATAATCATTCATGATACCATCATTACTAACTAATTCAATTTCTGGAAATTTTATTCCTATTGTTTCAGAAGCAAATGAAGTGAATTTATAAAGCCTATCATTTAACCATTTTATATCACAATCTCTAAATTCTTTGTTTTCTAATTTAGAAACTATGTTTTTAACTGGATTAATTAATACTGTTTCAATTATAAACTGTTGCATTGCTGAGTTATTTTCTGTTATATTCATGTCGCTATCTTTATAAATTTTTCTTACACAAATATAAACAATAAATTCTAATTGTTAATATTATTTTATTGTTTTCTTTAAAATATATTCACCTTTATTGTCTAGTTGAATGTATTGAACAACATTGCTTGTACGTGAGATGTAAAATTTATTACCATATTGAATAATAACGTTTTGTAATTGTGGTGTTTTTAAGTGCTTTTTCATTGCGGTATTAATTCGCTTAAGCTATCAATTAATTCTTGACTTTGGTCTTTTAATAGGTTTTTAGATAAATCCCAATCTCCAATTAAATAATGTTCGCCTATTCTTATAAATCCCTCTCTTTCGGTAAATGAAATTGTTACATATCTATTGTTTACCACATTCTTATTTCTGAACCACTCCAACACATCATTAAGTTGTATTTCGTGACCTATTATAATAAGATTATTTTGTGGTGGTTTTGTATAACCATTATTACAATAAACATCACCTTTATCATCAATACATTGAATGATAAAGTGTTTAGACATTACTCCATTCATCATTTTAAATTTCACAATACACCCATCGCTCAACTCCATCAATCTAGGAAGTTTTAAGCGGATTTCTTTTTCAAGTTTTTCTAAGTTTGTCATAATTTTCTATTTTCTGCACTTACTGCAAATTCTTTTATTTGTGTCTTGAAAAAATCTTCCACTTTCAATTTTAAATTCGAGGTTGATATCTGAATTGCAATAACCTCCTTTTACGCATTTAGGATAATCAAAATACCAGTTAATTAAATTTTTAATCATACCTATTAATCTTTAATTTCAAAACAAGTATTACTATTAGAATAAACTGTATAGTATTGATATGGCGAATATTTACCACCATTTACACTTAGTGTATATCTAATATTCTTATAATGCACGTAGTTACCGTCTATTTCACCAGCGAACGAATGTTTTAAAGTTTCGTTTGGAAATAGTTTAAATGATATAGTGTCGTTGTCAATTCCTACATCTGAATAAACGTATTTACCTTCAACTACTTTATTTGAGATGTTTTCGATGCAAAACGATATCTTGTTAGGCTCTATCTCTTCTATAGGTTGCTTACATGATGCAAGTAATCCTATTAATACTATTGTTGTTATTAGTTTTTGTTTCATAATTGTTTATTTCTCTTTTTCTTTAACATATCCTTTTTCTATCATTAACCACGATAAATATTTTGTCCACATTCCAACGCTTTTAATATATTTAATAGTCCTAGTTTTTGAGTCTTTAACACTTAATGGCGTTGCTATTTTATCAATTAAGTATTCTTTTTCTTTCCTGTGAAATTCAAGAATTTTCTTTATTTCTTTTGTTTTATTTTCCAGTTCTTTTTTTAACCTTAATTCTTCTTTTACAGCTTTTTGCAAACTTGACTTGTAATATTTTAATTGCACATCTAATGGTGCATCTGAGAAACTTATTTGTGAGTTGCTTTTCATGATTGTACATATTCGGAATTACCGAACTTCTTATTTTTTTTAATGATTTAATGTTGTTATGCACAAGGTGGCTCAGGCATCGGCATCCAATGAGTAACTTGGGAATGTTGATTAAGCCAAGTTCCAAACCCCCACCAATGAAATTGGCGCTTACCACTATCGAATGATGCGTGAAAGGACATTTGTGTTATAAGTCCGCTTGATTTGTAAGCTAATACGTTGCAATTTATTTCAGGTAATCTCTCCGAAACCGCCACCCAGTGCATAACAGCACCTAAATCGCTATTGGTGTTTTCTTGTTTATTTGAAATTTCGTGTTCCATTGTTTCGGTTATTTTTCTTTCACAAAGTAATACTCATTAATAATCTTAATTGCTAGATTCTTGTCTGCAACCTCCCAGTTATCTCGCTCGATTAAATTTGAGCAAATAAACCTTGTTGTTTGACTAGATTTACTTTCTTTGACTTTCTTTAGAATTTGTTTTAAGTCATCGTTTGTAAACTTATACAATATGTCCATTTCTGACATTCCACGTATCATTACGACTATGCAGAATACGCCTACTACGATTATTGTAGCGATAAACATTAGGTATGTTGTGTCTTTCATGATTAATTTATTGGTTTAATTCTTATTTGATAATGATATTTTTTCAATTCGTACAATTCACCATCTGTTGGATTGTTTTTAAAGTCAATCCAACATTTTCTCCACTTGCTATAATACTGCATCATTCGTATTTTGCTAAATCATTAAAATGTTTTACCTGCCAAACTAGCTTTTCATGTAATTTACTACCAACCGTTACTGTTTGACCTAAAATTTTTACTTTTTGTTTTTTTGAAGCTTTCATAATCTTTTCCATTTTGTTAATACAAAGATATACAAAAATATTGATTTTACAATAGTTTATTATTGTTTTATTTAATATTCTTTGAAAAGTATAATTAAGTTAGGTATAAACGTGGATTTTTATGATACCAAAATTAAAATAGTGCAATTTTAGTAAGACATACCTAAGAAAAAATATCTGTGCATCATAAACATATCCATTATGTCTGGACTTTCACCACCAATCAACGGTTTCATTTCGTCTTTACGAATTACTGACAGTTTATTATCCATGTCAGGTTTTGCTCTTCTTATCGCTTTACGCTCAAATAAAAATCGTTCTTTGACGGTCATTTTATTATCATAACGATAATTAGCTACTTTTTCAGAAATAGTATAAAGACCTTCATTTACCTTTTGTGCAGATTCATAATAACATTGTGATTTTAGATTAGTATAAGCTCTCTTACCTGCTCCTATAGGTGCTTTGTTATTATTAAAAGGTATTCCGTTTGGAACGAATCCACCCAAATAAGACCCTACACCATCATTATCATAGATTATACCTGAGTTGGATACTCCATGTAGTTGTGCCATGTTTTTAATTGAATCTAAAACTTGCTTTCCGTCTGTCTTATCTATTATCTCAATGTCTATTAGTTCGCATCCATCCCATGCCCCTATAATGTACTTATCAGCCCCCTGCATTGCTATATCAGCAGTTATCCTTTTATGTCCTGTCTTAGTTGTTTTAAGACTTCCAAACATATCTTTAAAAGCGACTAAATCATAAAGCTCGTTATTGCTTTGTGTTTTCTTCCAATTTCCGTACAGTAGTTGTAATTGCTGTTCTTTATCCAAAGCAAGTAAAGAAGCTAAATATTGCGGATTTGTTCGCATTAACTCCTTATTCTCATATATCGAACCTGTTAAGAAAGTAAATGATTTAATAAGGTCTTTAGGTTTTATTTCATCACCCCCAGCGGTTTTATTAGCTTCTATTATAGTATCTATGATATTCTTATTACTCTCATAAACTTCTTCATAACTATTACCCCAAATTACGTTATCTTCATTTACCATGAAATAACGTAATTTTCCTACCCTTTCAGGTATTGGAAAGCCACTATCTTGGTCAATGTACCATTCTATAAAGTCAGCTACCCAACTATCAGGGTCAGGATTACAAGTTGCACGAATATAAGGTTTTACCCCACAAGTTGACCTATTACGAGATAACAAATAAAGAAACTGACCTTTTGTGAAGTGTGTTAATTCGTCAAATGCTATGTAACAAAGCTCTGTACCTTGCCATGAGAATTTATCGTCTTCATATTGCAAATGCCTAAATACTATCCTGTTTCCGTTTGGAAAACGCCAGTCTAAATGTGCTTTTGTCGCTCCTAATAATGGATATGTCTTTTTTGATTCATCTAATAATCCGCCAGGGTTTGTTATTTGTGGTGTTTCACGTCTGAAAAATACACCGTTGAATCCTAATTTATTTATATGCCTTATTGGTTCAACTAATAAACTCCAAGTCTTACCAACACCTGCTCCAGAACCTCCAAATACTATATCTGCATTTGAGGATAAAAACTTTTCTTGAAATCCTTGTTGTGGTTTTATAATTCTCATTCATCCCTGCCATTATCTGGAAGTTGGAATATTTGGACTTGATTTATCTCTTTGCCATCTGTTGTCACGTCTTGATAAGTCATACTTAATTTTCGCAATTCTTCTGGATTAGCTATCAATTTCATAAGTGCCATTTGCAAAGCTGGAGCGTTTGATTTGTACCATTTAGAACGCATTGAAACTTTTAACTCGGTGCGGTTTGTTTCAAGTAGTTCTTTTAGTTCGTTTGTTTCGT